ATTATGTTTGTGATGGTGCAAACGATGAAGTCCAGATAAACCAGGCTATAACTGCAGTGGCTACTGCCGGAGGCGGAATAGTTTATCTTAAGGAAGGAACTTATGAACTCGGAAATGCTGATTTGGCTGCATTTTGGTCTCCTACTTTATATGGCGGAGTAATAATGAAGGACAAAGTCACTCTAAAAGGTGAAGGGATAAATAAAACTATTTTAAATTTAACTACTATGCCTTCTAGTCCCACAACTGGAACACGCTATATAGCAGTGGCTATGGATTTACAAACCAATAACGACATGGTAGTTGAGGATTTATCCATCACTTTACCGGCAGGAACACAGGGAGGTTCAGGTTATTGGGCGACAGGAATAGTTTTTACAGGTTCCAGGTGTGTCATCAGGAATGTTCATATAACCAACGGAGATTGGGGTTTTATCGGAGTTTCCTGCTCTTTTAATACCACGACTAAGGAAATAACTACTGATACGACTAATTGTCTGGCTGATAACGTGATTACGACAGGCAATACCGCTTCCTGTTCTATCCGTAAGGCGACAGATTGTACTGTTAGACAATGCAGGTTCTACAGTTTCCATGATGACGCTTTTTTGGCTGCCGTAGCTCTGCAGAGGATAACTTTCATAGATAATGTTTTTGACGGGGAAGGTACGACTGGTGGTTCTTCCAACGGGGCTTTATATATAGTCAATGACGCTGCTATAGATACGGATTTATTTACAGTCAGCGATATTAAAATAATCGGTAATACTTTTAGAAGGCATCAGCTATCTTCAAATAGTGGTGGAATAGCTTTAAATACGGCCAAAAATATTATTATTCAGGGAAATATTATTGAGAAATGTAAAGGTGACGGCATAAACAATACAGGCGGGACGACTTTAAGGAATATAACGATTACGGATAATATCATTAGGTTAAATGAAGGTGACGGTATAGATTTACAATCTACAGCCGGAAGCGAAGGAATGAATATTATTATCCAGGGAAACAGGATTTACAATAATACCAGCCGGGCAATCAACCTCACTAATCAGACTAACGGCCTTTATGACGGGATTACCATTCAGGGTAATGAGATTTGGGACGATCAGGGGGCTTCTGATACTCAAACTACAGGCATCAGGTTTCTTTCAACTGGGTCAGGGGTAGATACGGCCAATATCAAAATTGAAGGCAATAATATTTATGATACAGACACTCCTATAGATGTTTCCACTTCAGGCGGGGCTACTTTCAGCAATCTAAACGTCAGGAATAATACCGGCTTTATAACCGAAGCCACAGGTACAGGAACGATTCTCAATGGGGCGACTTCAGCTACGATTACTCATGGTCTTTCATGGACTCCGACTTTAAGCGAGATCACTATAACTGGAGGAGAAAACCCGACTGCCGATATAGGAACTATTTGGGTAGATACGATAGGGGCAACTACTTTTAAAGTTAATTGTGAGGTTGATCCTAGTACAAGCGGCTTTGACTTTGGTTGGAAAGTAACAATATTAAGGACAACCCTTTGAGCTGACTATGTAAATTATGATATGGCTGAATATTTATTACAAGAAACTGGAGATTTTTTATACCAAGAAGACGGAAATCATATTATTTTACAGGAGATTACCAGTCTCTCTCCTTCCGTCTCGATCAGCCCGTCTATGTCAGTAAGCCCATCAATAAGTCCATCTACATCGCCAAGTGTGAGCTTGTCTCCTTCCTTATCTCCTTCCCGTAGTCCTTCGTTATCACCTTCCCTCTCGCCTAGTGTCTCTCCAAGCCTTGCCGACTCTCTAAATACTGACTCGGTTATGGCTTATGACAGGCTTTACTTAGTAAACGGATCAGACCCTCTCACATATTATGACGGATCAGTCATCCAGACATTTACCGCTATAAGTGCCCCGACCGTTCCTACTTGTACCAGAACAGGAGGAGGGACAGGAAATTATACTTTCTCATATAAGGTAACCGCAGTCACAGGACAGGGTGAGACTGACCCTACTTCAGCAGCTTCTACTACGTTAAATCAGGAAGAACTTTCCGAAACAGTTTATATGACTGTCGGATGGACAATCTCCGCTAGCGCTACGGGTTACAACATCTATGGACGGACAGACGGATACTGGAGGTTCCTTCACTATGTCGAAGGGCAGGCAGTCAACTCATGGATAGATTATGGAACAGACTCACCAAGCGAAGTCTTTACCCCTCCGGAAGGCAACTCAACAGGAGGGCCGATAGGAACCAATATTGAACTATATAAAGACTCCTTATTCATTATAGGCGATCCGGATAATCCTTCACGCTTATACTACTCAGGAGGAGGGGATAGGATAAATGACTTTTCAGTCAGTAATGGGGGAGGGTTTATAGACATTAACAAGAATGACGGGCAAAGGGGAACTGGTTTAATCGTATTTAAAAATACCCTTCTTGTTTTTAAAGAAGATGCAATCTACCAGTTTCAATTTACGACTTCAGGACTGCCACAAACTACTCAAATTAACGCTGCTGTAGGGTGTATTGCACCACGCTCTATAGTAGCAGTTGAGAATGATATCTTCTTTGCTTCACGAAGGGGAGTATTCTCAATAGGTAATGAGCCGGGATTTGCTTTTGATGTTCTTAGAACGAATGAAATATCTGCAAGGGTACGTTCTATTTTTCAATCAATCCAGTCTGAATACATGAAAAATATTTCAGCCGTATATGCTACCAAGTCTAATATAAATGTAGTTATCTTCGCTTATACTCCCTCCGGGGGGACGTGGAATAGTGAAGCTCTTGTTTATGACCGTGAGAGGCTAGCTTGGTACGAATGGACTAATATAAGAGCTAACTGTTGGCTTAACTATATAGAAACTGACGGAACGACTCATGTGCTTTATGGGGATGACTATTCAGGTTATGTTAAGGAAATTCTAACCGGTAGCGATGATTTCGGCTCTGCCATTCAAGGGACGTTCAAGCTGAAAGCTGAAGATTTCAAAGAAGGGCTTACAAGGTACAAGAAGCTCAAAGACCTATCTGTAGTCTTACGTGAGCCTGTAGGATCGGTCACAATGAC